TGTCCATCAAAATTGGAAGGGCCGCCCGCGCAATCAATGGGGCTAACGTGGAAGTCTTTCCCGTGCGGCTGCCGCCCTGGAGACAGATGTTCAGCGGAGGAACGCGTGGTGGATCTCGTTTTTCGAGTTCCTGAAACTTGTCATCAACCAAACGTTGACGTTGTCCTGCCCACGCCAGCGAATAGCGCGTTGCAGAATCAGCATCATTGTCTTGAGTTTGTTTAAAATGGAAAGTTTTGGCTTGGTTGTAGACTGCTACCCACTCTGAATAAGGTATCGAATCGGAGGTCGCAACGTCATTGTCTGGAACCACCCACGTACTCTTGTTCAAAAGCCAATTACAGGCCTGTTCGTGTTGAACATACGAGAAAATGGGATCACCAGGCGAGAAAGCTGAATCAGAGGTCTCGAGAATCTCGATCACCATACCGAGAACTTCAGACACGAATGTGTGAATATCCATGCCTTCCCATCTGGTACGATCGACCTTTTTGCAAAACAGGTGTATGAAGTACAACTTGTCGCGCGGAATAAAGCTTTTTCCAAGGAAGGCCATAAAACCCAAGAGCTTAGCGAGTTTCCGCTTAGCTAAAAGGATCGACGGATCATCTACCATCGTCTTCAAAGTCTTGACGTTCGGAAGAACCGACGCTCTCGCTTCACTCATGACACTGGACAATTGTTCAGACACTTTGGTTAACCGTGTCTTGACTGAATCCTCGGTGAATTCGCTCCCGATCGAAGTCGGGACGTAAGTATCAAAGGCACTCATGTCTTTGACTTTCCCTATGACGTATGAAAAGCCATATGAAAGAGCTACAAACTCAACGCCGGTTTTGCGAGCAATGATGGGGCCCAATGCCAGTCCTGAACGCTCTTGGGTCATAACTCCATAAACGAACACACTGCATAAATACAGTGCTTCCATCTCAGAAGACATGACCATGTCGTAGAGATAATTGTAACCTCTCGACAAAGTAGAATCACGGCCCAAGAACGAAAAGACCTTGCGTCTGTCAAATTCCCCGCTACACGCAGTGGCTTCAGCCTCCACGTCGGCGGCGATGTCATCAGCAATCTTCTGGGTGGTGCGAGCCATGACTCCAAGAGTCTCCTTAAA